CCGCCAAAATAAGCGCGATTAGTCCAACACCTGGCAACGTCACGCCAGCAATCAGGATGTCGTCGAAAATAAACTCGTCAGGCTCTAAATCGCCCAAAGAATACGGCAGGAAATTGGCAAACGGATGATTTTCAGCGGTAATTGTTTTATCTGGTGCCGAGCTGGTGCCTGACTTACTAAAACTACTATCGGGCGTCGTCCTCTCCCAGCACCGTTCCCAGTAGCGGTCCCCTTTGCGCTGCTCTGTCGTGCTGCCGTGTTGCCAATTCGCCAGCAGCTCGCGGGCTTCTTCCTTTTGGAATCCACCCAGCTTCAGCATCGACACCATGCTGAAATCCATCGCGCTGCCGGATTGATCGGACAACCCCTCAACAGATCCAGAATACCGGGCGGCAACCGCGGGCGAGCTGGTAAGGAAATTCCAGAAACGATTATCCATATCCCTTCGGCGCACCATCTCGCGGATGCCATCCATCGTATAGGTGGGCCCACCTGTAAACAGCAGCCGCGCCAATCCAGGCTCGCTAGGGTAGCCTTTTGCTATTTTGGCGTCGTTCGGGTAATTCCATGTGCCGGGTAACCGCATCACCCGATCGCAGTTATGCGTTGTGGCGCCGGACCAAACCCTGCCAACTTGGTCATTCAATGCCTCGTAACTGTCAAAGTCGCCCTTAATCTGAAGCGGATCTCGTAATTCAAAAAATGGGGAAATGCCGTTGCCGCTGTCAATTGCATAAGTTGCCTTGCCTTGCAGTGCTGGCACCGTGTTAGATAGCAGGTAATCTCGCGCCTTTTCGTAACCGCCATGCTTAAACACTTGTGGATCGCAGTCTGACCAAAAGCTGACTGCCTGTGTCATATCTGTTTTTGCGGCCTTCTTGTGGCGTTGTGGCGTGACGTTGACAGTAAAATACAGGTTCATGCGTAATCGAATATTCAAATCCAGCGCCCAAGCTGCCGCCGCTTGGGATTCTTCCGGCATCGTAAAACCGCGACCGTGGATCGGCTCTGCTTTTCTTGGGCAAATTGCCACCAGCAGCAAATTGCCCGCTGGCCTGACGATCGCCAACCCTTGCAAAATAATATCGGCAGATGGCGCCGCCGCTGTGTCAGTCATCATTATTCCCTCACTTTTTTAGATGCAGCGTTGTTCAATCCAACCATCTTGATTTTTTCGTGCGGCCAAACATCGCTATGCCTATACCATTTATTCCACTGGCCAACCCGTTGTTGGCGCATTGTCAGCGCCAGACCGGACCAGGACAAAGCATCTCCATCAATATCCTGTTGCACAAAAAACAGACCAACATCGAGCCTACCTGCAATTGCTGAAAACGAAGCAACCGCACTGGCCTGGGCCCCACCGGAAAAGAACCGAGAAAGACTTAGGCGCCGCACAAAAAACGGTCCTAAAAAAACCGGCAAATCGGTTGTAATTCTATACTTCAAGCATTGCTCAAAATAATCGGCGGCATCCTTTACGCTGAAGGTGGCATAGTCCAGATCCTTTTTGACTTCGATCAAGCCCCACGGCGTATCGTCAAACAGCAAACCGAAATCCGGCACGCTACCACCAGCAATCGTGGGATGCCTGCGAAACGGCAATTCCAGCTTTGTAAACCATGCTGTCAGCGCCTGTTGCAGCTCGGCCTCGCTATCAAAATGCGGATTCATAGCTTAAGCAATAGATTTTTCTGATTTCCCCACCTTCCGGCGCCCTCGCTCCAGCGCAATAAAAGCCTTGTCAGCAATCACCACCCGCCGACCGGCCAGGATAGCGGTACTGATTTTCCCGTTATTTATCAAGGTATTAACCCACTGTCGGCTGACTTTTAGCCTTGCTGCCGCATCTTTCACCATTATGTACACAAACCCTCCCAGTTGACTAAACGACAAGAATCGCACAATACCACAAATAATTTGAATATTGTTGTTGACACGGCGTAAACATGTAGGCACTATCCGTTTCAGCAGGTGCAGCAAAACAACCGACCAACCGACCAACCGACCTAAAGGAAACAAAATGCAAATCTCATCACAGCAAGAACGCAACCTCAAAATGTACGGCGTCTTTGACATTGATCAGTATGTTGAACGTCTTGCCGAAACGATTAGTTATCAAGGTTGCGGCGCCAGTATGATTATTGCCGGCCTCATGTCAGATGCTCAAGAGCAATTGCAAAACAACGACAACGAAGGCGCCCGCAAAACGCTTAACATCGCAAAAAATATGTTGTTTCGCGCCGCTGATGGCGACCTGATTTTTTCCCGCGGCAAACGCTAACCGATCGCGCCCTTTCGGGGGCGCACTCAACCCACCAACCTACCAATCAAAGGAAACTAAAATGAAGATCAAAATCGTAGAAGCAAACCGCACCAAAATCCACGCGCTGTTGAACGAGATCAACGGCAAGTCGGTGTCTCACACCGCCAGTGCACAAAACATTTTTAACCTTGCTGAATTGATGGAAATTCAGCTCATGAAACTCAACATTGCCAAAAAAGACCGCAACGGCGCTACCGCCTCCGGCATGTCTGGCGGGGACGTCCCCAACGCTTACAAATACAGCAGGATCGTAACCAGCTACAACATCGAGCGCGGCGCGTCAGATTGGTTTTTGGTTTATGCAAAACGCGACGAAACGTATGGCAACGCGGCAAAACCGCGTTTGAGCCTGACCCCTGCCCAGCGGGACATTGCGGTGTCGAAATTTACTGAGCAGTTCTCGGTGCAAGCGGTTGTCGAACTGGCGGTGGCAGCATGAGCGCCCCTGAACCCTGCATGTGCGGAGCAGAAGATTGCCCGCGTTGCTACCCGCTGAACCGCAAGCAAACGACAGTCACCGAGCGCGACCGCACCGACGCTCTCACCGACATCGTTGAAGCAACGATGGATTACGGTCGCTACCCTAGCCGCGGTCGCGCGCAAGTAGACCTCTATGAGTTTGTTGCCGACAACTTGGATACCAGCTACGCGTTTGAGCTTGTGGTCGCAGTCCTGAGCACTAACAAACAGGCACTGCAACCCCGCATCGAGCGCCTGTATACCCAAGTCGAACAGATGCTCAAGTCTCATTATTCTGACACCGACATGATTGAGGAATACGCGCAAGACATAGCGAACGAGAGGTCAGAATGAATTTCCTTGAAATAGTAGGTGCCGCAGTTTCCGTTGTCGCAACTGTTGCGGCGTTTTGGGTATTTATCGTTTTGTTGTTTTCAATTTAATCGGAGGAATCATGGCTATCAATTTACAAGCAATCAGCAGAAATACCAGCATCCAGCCACCACGTATCATGGTCTACGGCCCGCATGGGCTGGGCAAGACCACGTTTGGCGCCAGCGCACCGGCACCGATCTTCATCCTGACCGAAGATGGCCTCGGCCGGCTGGAGGTTGACCACTTTCCGGTAGCTAAAAGTCTTAAAGATGTGCAAGAGGCATTGTCGTCATTGAAGGGCGAGCACAACTTCCAGACGGTCGTGATCGACAGCTTGGATTGGCTTGACAACCTGATTTGGGAACAGATCAACACGCAATACGAGGCCAAAGACTTGGCGTACGGCAAGGGCGCCGTGATAGCCGCAGACCTGTGGCGCAAGATACTTGAAGATTTGAACTCCCTGCGCGCTATGGGCATGGCGTCTATCTTGCTGGCGCACTGCGAGATTAAGCGGTTTGACTCGCCAGAAGTTGAGCCTTACGAAAGGTATCAACCCAAGCTGCAAGCGCGTAGCAGCGCCCTGGTGCAGGAGTGGTGCGATGTGGTGGGCTTTGCAAACTACAAAACCATTGTTAAATCCAGCGATGTTGGTTTCAATAACAAAGTAAGCCGCGGGATCAGCACCGGCGAGCGCCTGCTGCATACGTCTGAGAAACCCGCTTATCTCGCCAAGAACCGCTACAGCTTGCCCGATACACTGCCGTTGGAATGGTCAACTCTGGCAGAAGCAATGACGACCACAACCAACCAACCTAAAGGAAAGTAATCATGGCCGCTTTAAATTTCAACGCCGCAGCAGTAGAACCGCAACAGTCGTTTGACGCCCTGCCGCCCGGCAGGTACGAAGCCATCATCTCGGCATCGGAAATGA